CCATTTTCCATTTTGCTTGGTTTTTTGCATATTCATATGCTTCACGAATATATCCTTTTGTTTGTCTTTTAGGTTTGACTGGTGGTTTTGTCTGTTTCGCTGGTTTGACTTCTATCACATAATTTTTTATTCTTCCATTAGTTTCTTTAACTTTCATATAAAAATCTGGGAAATATCTATGCACTCGATTATCAATCGGAGAGCGATAAGGTATCGCTATTTCTTCACTTGCCCACTCTAATATATTTTGATTCTTATCACAATACACCATAAACTTTCTTTCCCAAAGTGATCTGTAAATTATATTAGTTGGATCACCTTTGTACTTTCTAGGAAATGATGGATAGTATTTTCCCTTATAAGACATCTAAATAACTATACTATAATTGTATTTAGAGTGCCAGCACCAAGACCGAGTAGAATATCAGATATAATGCCTAAGTTGCAGAATGTAGCTCAGACATCAAATTATTTTGTAAAATTTTCATTACCACCAACAGGTTTAAGATCACACTTAAGAAGAAAAGGAATAAATGATCGTTTTATAGCTGAGGATGTTGGTCTTCTTTGTTATGATGCATCTTTGCCTGGCAGTGCACTTGCATCACAAAATATCACAGGTGATTTTCAAGGTGTAGTCGAAAGATTTGCTCATACTCGTAACTTTACTCAGATAAATTTTGAATTTTATGTAGATAATGAATATAAGTCTTTGAAGTTTTTAGAACACTGGATGGAATTTATAACTGGTGGAAATCAAGTAGATCCTGGTGGCGATACATATTATTTTCAGTTAAATTATCCATATGAATATAAATCAAATGATACTCGTATTGTAAAGTTTGAGAAGAATCATTTTCAATTCTTAGAGTATCGTTTCATTGGTTTATTTCCATTATCACTTAACTCAACCAAAGTTCAATATGGTAATACTCAGGTTTTAAAAGCAACAGCACAGTTTAGTTATGACCGATATGTTGCTGGTGAGTCTTCATCATTAGCTAGAGATTTAAGAAGAGCATATAACGAGTTAGGATTTGGGAGAGGTAATATAGTAAAAGATGGTATGAGTTTGAAGAATTCCCAATTAAATGCTTTAGCAGAGAGATCGACTTATAGTTTTCTCAATCAGGATAATCCTGTTGGTGAATTTACTCAACTTACTGACTTCTCTAATCCTGTTCAAGCATCAATAAGGACACTAGGAACCATAGGTGCAAATCCACCTGGCATAAATCCATAATCTGTGCTATAATAAGTTTACAAAACCACTATAAATAGTGACACTGAAGTGCTTAGAATATTATGCCTTTACCAAAAATTGCAACACCAACTTACGAATTGGTGTTACCTTCGTCAAGTAGAAAGATAAAATTTAGACCCTTTTTAGTTAAAGAGGAAAAAATTTTGATTCTTGCAATGGAATCTCAAGATTCTAAACAAATTGCAAACGCAGTTAAAGATGTTATATCTCATTGTATACTTACAAGAGGTATAAAGGTTGAAAAATTATCCACATTTGATATTGAATACTTATTCTTAAATATTCGTGGTAAATCTGTAGGGGAAGATATAGAAGTTATGATTACTTGTCCTGATGATGGGAAAACACAAGTTCCAGCATCTATTAATATTGACTCTATTAAAGTTATCACTAGTGATGAACATGAAAAGGATATTAAATTAGATGATCAATATACATTAAGGATGAAATATCCTTCTTTGAATGAATTTATTAAAACCAATTTTGCTGCGACTGATAATGTAAATGTTGATGATACTTTTGATTTAATCGCATCATGTATAGATCAAGTATATAATGAGGAGGAATCTTGGACTGGTGCAGACTGCACTAAAAAAGAATTGAAAGATTTCTTAGAGCAGTTAGACTCAAAACAATTCAAAATGGTTGAAAAGTTTTTCGAGACAATGCCAAAATTATCACACACGGTCAAAGTTATCAATCCAAACACTAAAAAAGAGTGTGAAATTAAATTAGAGGGGCTACAGAATTTTTTCGTGTAGCTATGGCTCATGAAGATCTTGCGTCATATTATAAATTGAATTTTGCTTTGATGCAGCACCATAAATATAGTTTGACGGAGCTTGAAAATATGATGCCTTGGGAGAGAGAAATTTACGTTTCACTTTTACAACAGCATGTTGAAGAAGAAAATCTAAAAGCACAACAAGAAAGGAATAGTCTTTAATGGATGAGGAACAAGGATTAGCATCGCCACTAGCAGGTAGTATAAGGGGTATTAGAAGAAGTATATCTTCTAATGTCTTGACTGGTGGTGCTGCACAACCTCAACCTGACCCACAAGTTACCAATTTATTACAACAAAATTCTCTACAACTCACAAACGTTTCAACTCAGTTAGCGAATATATCAGGTCAAGTGACTGGATTAGAAGCTTCTTTAGGTGGAATAAAAGAAAATTTAGCATTAAGCGATGCATTAGATAGACAAAGAGAAGCAGCAAGTCAAAACAGAGAGAGAATATTAGCAGAGCAAGGATTAAGAGAAGGAAAAGAGAGTGCTATTGAATCTAGAATTCAACAAGCGTTAACAGCACCAATTCGTAAAATAGCAGAAAAAACTCAATCAGGATTATTAAATTTAAGTAAGTTTTTCTTATATTTGACTGGAGGATGGTTAACTCAAACAGTCATGAATATGATTGATGCTAACGCAGAAGGAAATGTTGACCTTATGCAGAAGCTTCAACGAACACTTCAAAGGCAATTATTAATTGCTGGTGGAACAATACTCGCTCTGACACTTGGGTTCAAAGGAATATTAAGAGGAATAACTTTTCTTGGAACATCTGCACTCAGAATAGGAAAGGGTGGATTTTTAAGGAGACCATTTCAATCTATAGCTGCCAATATTAAGAGTGGTGCACTTCTTTTAACTGCTGGAGGTCTTGTGGCAGCTGGAGCAGCAGGATTATCACCAACAGGTACGATTGCAGGTGACGCAGTTGTGGGTACAGGTTTAGCACTTGCATATAATCCTGTATCTAAGTTTGTTAAGGAAAGATTTAGTAAAGTCATCGGTGCTCTTGATAAAAAGTTTGGCACAAGTATGGCAAAAAAAGTCGCACAAGAGACCGCAAAAAATAGTTCAAAGGTAGTGACACCTTTGGTGCAGAAAGGTATCTTGGGATTTTTAAAAAGAGGTGCAAGTTTTATTGGTAGAATTGGTGGACCTTTATTTACATTTGTATTAACTCTGATGACTCCTGGTGAAGGGATTGGATCGGCTCTCGCTGCTGCTGCTGGTTTCGCTGCTGGTGCCAAAGCGGGTGCTGCTGTCGGTGCTGCTATTGGTGCCTTGTTTGGTGGAATTGGAGCTGTACCTGGTGGTATAATCGGTGGTATTATTGGTGGATTTTTAGGAGAAAGTGCTTTCAAAGGTATATTCAAGGGTATCAAGGCGATGTTCGGTTTCAAAGTTGGAAATGAACAACAAGGAACTGAAGAAGGAGGAGAAATTGGACCAGCAGTTTTAGGTACTAAGATTAATGAGTCAGGAGCATTTAGTATGCCTGGTGGTTCAACAAGTACAGTTGATTCTCTCAATGAGATTGGAAGAAAAAATAGAATTGTAATAGACAGTTTGAAAGACAATTCAGCTGCTGCAATGATAACTCCTAAGTCAAAAAATAAATCAGAAGTAGCAACAGCAATATCTACAATAGAAGAGGGTGCTCCCACTATAGTAAATCTAAATGCTGGCGGTTCAAATGATGGTAGTGGAAGTACACCAGAGGCAGTATCATCTTCAAATAAATCTACAAATGCTTTACCAAATATAGGATTTGATAAAACTAATATTCATACCATGTATGCTACGTCTCAGTTTGGAGCTAATGCCTGATGTCAATAACTTCAAGAAAAAATTCTTTGTTCAAATCATCGATTAGTATTAAATCGATTGGTAATACAGCGACTTCTTTTTTAAAATCTTTAACAAATTCAAAAATTATTGCTCAAGAAATAACTGAAAAAACGAGAGAAACAAATAAATTTAAAAGAACATTGATAAGTAATGATAATAAATTTTTTAGAAAAAGACAAGAGAATATAAGAAGAAAAGATCGAGAAGATGAACTAGAGGCATCACAAATTACAGGTGTAACAAAAACTCAGGGAGCTGTCTTAGCAAAAAGTACAAGAGGTTTCTTGGGTAGAATTCTAAACTTCATAGGAATTTTATTAATAGGATGGGCAGTTAATAATTTACCAGGAATTATAAAGGGAATACAAACTTTAATAAGAAACATCATAAGGATTGGAGGAATTCTTGGATTTTTTGTAAACGGAGTTAAGGATGTATTAGTAGGCATTGGTTCCTTAATCACAAATACTATTAGTAGTATAACTGGGTTTGATTTTCTAGGAGGAAAAAAAGAGGTTGAGGATGGATTAGAGGGAGCACAGGCTAACATAATGAAATCTCAGAGAGAATTAGTTGAGTCTGCAAATTTATTTACAGATGAAGATGCTTTTGGAATTCCAAAACCACCTGGATTTGAAGTTGTTGATAAACCTACATTTGGAAGTGAGTCACAAGATCAAACTCAAACTACTCAAAGCACTGAAACAGATCAAACTGTATCTGAATCTGATGCATCAGAAGTAGATGGATTAGTAGACGAGATTGATAAAAAATTAGACGTTGATAAAATAAACGTAGATGATAATGAGTTGGCACTTGCAATTGAAGGAGTTAAAACTGACACCGAAGGTGTTACTGCTAGTGATGCTCCTGCAGGATCAAGTAGTAAGAGTTCTGCTGGTGCTATTAGTGCTGAAACTGTTACAGATCCTAGAGATGAGTTAAAAAAGAAACAATCCGAATCAATAAAAAATAATAATAAGATAAAAGAAAAATTAAATACTAAAAAACGAGGTTCAACTTTTATTGAGACAAAGGATAGCATTGATAATATTAGTAAGAGTGTTACTCCAACAGAAAATACTACTCTTGCTCCTGTTGATACATACAATCCTGATTTTGAAGGTGGAGAAGGTGGTAAGAGGAAGGTAAATTTAGCTTCACTTGTAACACCAACTAAAAAAGATGTTGATGTTAAATCTAAAAAGAAAAAAGGACCTATGGTATATGTTGTTACTAATCAGGTAAATAGTGGTGGAGGAGGTGGGTCTGCACCTATGGTTGGTGGTAGTGGTGGTTCTTCATTAAATATACCAGAAGTAAATGATGAAAAAATCTTAATGAAAATGCAAAGCACATCATCTCTTAAGTATACGTAATGGCTGCAGTAGATAAATCACTTTACGAAAAATTTACGATAGAATCAGTTGATCAAAGTAAGACCGCTGATATTTCTGCTGGTGTTGTAAATTTCAGATATTATGAAGATGTGTACTCACCCATGTTAACTGCGACTGTAGTTGTAGCTAACACTGGTAATGTTATTGAAGGAGATGATGGCAAGATTCAGTCTCTATATAATGGTTTTCCATTAAGAGGAGGAGAGAGATTACAGATAAAAATTGCAGGTAACTCAGATGATAACGAGGGATTAGAATTAAATGACCTTTATGTTGGTTCAATTACTAATGTAATGATAGAGTCTGGAAGAGAAATATTTACTTTAAATTTGGTTTCAAGAGAAGCAATCACAAATGAAACTGTAAGGGTTGGTAAAAAATTTCCAGTTGCACAGAAGATATCTGACAGCGTAAAAGATATTTGTGAAAATTATTTGAGTACAGATAAGTTGTATGATATAGATGAAACTATGAATCCTTATGGTTTTTATGGAAACATGAGAAAACCATTTACCATATTAACTATGTTGGCATCTAAGTCTGTGCCTGGTAATGTATCAGGAAAAGATGCTACTGCGGGATATTTTTTCTTTGAAACTCAGCAAGGATTTAGATTCAAATCTATCGACTCTTTAATTAGAACAGAACCTTTTGCAGAAAAATATGTTTATTCACCAGGCGTAGTAGATAGTAATGATGCAACAAAAGATTTTAAAATATTAGAATTTTCTACATCTAAGAATCAGAATCTTCTTGAAAATCTTGAGAGAGGAGCATTCTGTAGTCATCGTAAATATCTAAATCCATTAACTTTTGAATATACACCAAGAAGTCAAACTGTATTCAAACTAGAGGATTATTCAGGAAATATTGAAAATTTAGGTGCGGATATAGACGTTGTTTTACCAAGTCTTAGTTCAAGAGACAGTAGAACATTAGCAAGTGTACCAAGTAGATATGTTACGGGTATACTAGATATAGGTATAACAGATAAAAGTGTATCAGAACTAGGAAACGCTGATCCAGCAAGAATACATTCTCAGGCTATGATGAGATATAATACTCTCTTCACTCAAATTCTTACTATGACAATACCTCTTAATACAAATCTAAAAGCAGGTGACATACTTGAATGTGAATTCCCTAGAATAGATCAGGAAAAAAGAAAAGAACCAGACCCAGAACAAAGTGGATTATATTTGATAAAAAAATTGACTCATTACTTTGATGCAACAGGATCTTATACAAAGTTACAACTTGCAAGAGATACAACTGGGAGGAAAGCGAAATGATTGAAAATACTTTAATGCAGAGTAATTTTCTCGGAAGAGATGGTTTTAAATGGTGGGTCGGACAGGTAGCTCCTGAAGATGTGCAAGGAGCACAGATAAATCGTGGTGGATGGGGACAAAGAGTTAAAGTAAGAATCTTGGGATATCATCCTGATGATGATATTGAGTTGACTAATGAAGATTTACCTTGGGCACAAGTCTTAATGTCACCTGAGTCTGGTTCAGGAAAAGGTAATAAAAATAGACCAATAAGAATCGCACCAGGCGATACTGTTCTTGGATTCTTTTTGGATGGAGATACAGCACAACAACCAGTCATTTTAGGAGTCTTTGGTAATACAAGACAATCTCAGTCAGTACAGACTGATGAATATCAGCAACCTTTTTCACCTTACTCTGGATATACTAGCAAGGTTCAACCAGATGACTTCATGATTAAAAATGAGGTTGGTGATAGCAGTAAAAGTAGTCAGAAATCAGCCCGACATGTCGATCATGACCTTGCGAAAAAAATTCAAAATGCGAGTGGTGAAGTTGAGAGAGCAGCCAGTTCTGCTATTGGAATGAAAATAACATTTGGAGATACCAGTGGTTCTAGATCAAAAATTACGAAAGCGAAGGGTGAAATAGAAAATGCTGTTAATGCTGTAAAAAATGCAACTCCAACACAAAGACTTAATATTATTAATGGTGTTTCTCGTAAATTAACTGGACTAGCATCTGGTATGACAGGCGATATTATCAACACTACATACGCAGATTTAGCACCTAAGTTGAATCAAGGTTTACATAAACTTTATAAAGATGTTTATGGAAAAGTTCTATTAGCAACTCAGAACACTGCGATTGCAAAGATAGCAGCAAATAAAGCTCAAGTTGCAATGGTCGGACCCACTAAAGCAATACAAAACTTTTTACCATGTGCAGCTAAAAACATCACGGATAATATGTTTGGTTCTGTAAGAGATTTGTTGACTGGACTTTTAGATAATGTTGAGAATTTTGTATCTTGTATTGGTGATCAATATGTCGGTGCTTTATTTAATAAAATTATTGGTGGTATTAATAATGAAATGAGTGACTTAATAGGTGGAGTTTCAAAAATATTTGATGGTGACTTAGCAAGTATGTTAAGATCAAAAGCAGAAGGTTTGTTAGGTATAGCAAATGCTTTTAATTGTGATTTACCAACTGCAGATTTAGGTTCAAAAACAAATAGTTGGGTTATAGGTAAAGGACCTAATAATATTAATCTTGAAGATATTTCAAATAAAATATTAGCAGTCGCTAATGCAGCACAATCATTAGAAGAGGCAGCAGGAAGTCCTGGTGGTGTTCTAGGAAATTTAGGATTATTTGATTTTTTAAGACCCGACGTAAATACACCTGGTTTTAGTAGTCAATTGGGTGATTGTTATACTGGACCTCCATTAAATTGCTCTGGTATCAAAGTAAATCTTTTTGGAGGTGGTGGAGAAGGAGCAACAGGAAAAGCAATTTTGGGTATGATAGTGGGAGATACTTTTGCTGAACAAACTGGTAGTTTATTAGGAATACAAATGACTAATGGTGGATCAGGTTATAGAACTCCTCCATTTGTAGAGATAGTAGATAATTGTAATCAAGGATACGGAGCTGTTGCGAGAGCAGTTGTAGATTATGATCCAAAATCACCAACATATCAACAAGTCATTGACATTTACGTTGTGTCACCAGGAGAAAATTATCCAGTAATTGAACCTGTTGATGATGACAATGTATACACTGTTGATCATGTTGTTGTCGTTAATTCTGGTGAAGATTATACTCAGGATGATGTAATAACCGATGATAAGGGTAATATCTATACATTCTTCTTAGATGATAATGGTAAAATATTAAATGTCATTCCACCTAATCCAGCAAATACAAACGTAGAACCAGTTACAGTTACACCTCAAATAACTATAAAAACTTCAACTGGATTTGGTGCTGTTCTAAAAGCACAAATTTCACCTAGACCAGAATATCAAGGTGAGATTAAACAGGTTATTGATTGTATTACTCCTCGTGATGGTATAGTAGGATTTGTAAATGGTGAGGCTTACTACGGACCTTTCCATGTCATGAGAAACGGTGTAAAAATGACTGGTGCAAAACATTCTGATACTGATATGATAATATATGATACTCCTCAACAAAGTAGAACTTCTACCGCTGTTATGTCTAATACTTCAAATACAATCACTACAGTAAGTTCACCCGTATATCCAGTTTCTTCATCTACTCAAGGACCACAAGGTTCACCAGCACCAACAACTCCATCAAGTCCACCTGCATCGCCACCATCAAGTCCACCTGCATCGCCACCATCAAGTCCACCTGCATCGCCACCTAGCAGTCCTCCAGCGTCACCACCTAGCAGTCCTCCCTCTGGTGGCTATGGTTACTGATAAATATTATTAATAG